TGTTTAGATGCTATTGAGGCAGGATATGAGATCTGGTGTGATCCAAGGATCAGAGTGGGTCATGAGAAGACAAGAGTGATCTGATAAGATTACAGTAGTTATTTGAGGTAAATTATGGCAAAAGTAAAGAAGTCACTGTTGGGTACAGTGTTCATTGAAGCAACACCCAAGAAGACACGACAAGGACAAGGGAAGCACACAAAGTATGCTGCATCCAGCAGTAATAATGCTAAGAAGCGTTATAGAGGACAAGGAAGAGGATAATACATCAGGCACTCACATGGGTGCCTTTTTTTGTGTTATAATTAAAACAGCGGAAAATCTCTCGTCTCTCTATGGCATGTTTAATTTGTAACCTCCCTAATGTGGAGGTTTATGTTAGAAAAGAATACCTTACTGACCATACTTCTGGTTGGGGGGAGTTTGTAAAGGGTTGGTGGGTATCAGCAAAGAGTATTCCTGGTAGAGCATTTTATTTTGAAACCTATCTACCAGAATATGCTGCAATGTATGATAAACTTCCTATCAGTGCATTTGTATCAGAACCAAAGACACCTGATCCTGATATGAGTCTGTATAATCTACAGTTCTGGAATTGTATGGACTATGGGATTGTAGCAGTTCAGAAGCAGTTCATTGGATCAATGGACTATGAGGTGCTGACAAGGGACCATGGCATCCAGAAAGGCACCTATGTATGCACTATTGATAATTATCATCAGGACATTGATACTGTTGATTACAGCACCTCTGAGATACCATCTGAGCATAAGTCACATAACCTGATTGAACTGAACAATGGTCAGTATTGTTTGTATCCTAATAACAGAACTCGTATCTATGATAACAGTTTAACACCTGAAAATCCAAAGATGCCTGACTTTAAGGTATCAACTGAATATTATCAGGTGGAGAATGGTCATGACAGAATGGGACTTGGTGATGAGGACTCATATTTCTGGAAAACTGCTCAGGATAAAAAGAAGGAAATCAATGATCTTGTAGATCCTCTTTAAAAATCTAAATAACCCCTATAAATAAAGACATATCATAGTGTCTAGATCATGCCTGTTCAAAGGGTAAGCAAACCATTTAAAGATATAAGTGCTACGTTTCAAACAAATCCTTTGAACAGTGATCTTATTGCATTGAATAATTCAAATGCAATATCAAGATCAATTCGTAATTTAATACTTACTGTGCCTGGTGATAAACCATTTCAACCAGATTTAGGTTCTGAAGTATATGATTCACTGTTTGATCAGTTAGATCAAATAACAGCAGCATCAATACAATCACAAATTGAAAATACTATTATTAGATATGAACCAAGAGTAAGTTTGACTAGTGTTGATGTAAAATCAAATATTCCTAATAATGCTTTTGATGTCTTAATCACCTATGAAGTCATTGGTGTTGAACTTCCAACCCAACAAATCAATTTCGCATTAGAGCTCACTAGGTAAATGCCTTTAGTAAATTTCAGTAATCTAGATTTTAATCAGATCAAAACATCCCTAAGGGATTACCTTCGTGCGAATTCAAACTTCACTGATTATGATTTTGAAGGTTCTAATCTTTCCACCATCATTGATCTGTTAGCATATAACACATATATCAATTCATATAATGCTAACATGGTGACCAATGAGGTCTTCATTGATAGTGCCACATTAAGAGAGAATGTGGTATCATTAGCAAAGAACATTGGTTATACACCAAGACCAAGAAGATCAGCAAAGGCAGTAGTTTCATTTGCAGTTGATGTTAGTGGTACAACAACTGTTGCTGTTACCTTAAAGAAAGGTATTGTTGCTACCACATCTGCTACTTTTGGATCAGCAAGTTTTACTTTTTCTATTCCTGAAGACATTACAGTTGGTGTTGATGAAAATGGTTTAGCAACATTTGACTCCATCACAATTTATGAAGGTGTCTACATTGAAGAGTCATTTAATGTTAACTCAAGAACACCCAACCAAAAATATAATCTCAGCAATAGTGGAATTGATACAAACTTAATTAGAGTTAATGTGCAGGATTCTGCAAACTCTAATATTGTTAGAAAATATACACAGGCTAAAGGATTATTTGAGGTTAAAAGTGACTCACCTGTATTTTACTTACAGGAAATTGAAAATGAAAGATATGAAATTTTATTTGGTGATGGTATATTTGGTTTACCTGTCCAAGAACCTAATGTAGTTAAAGTAAGTTATATTGTATCTAATGGTTCAGAAGCAAATAATATTTCAAGATTATCATATGCAGGGCAGTTAGTTAATAACAATGGTGCTTCCATTACTACAAACATTACTGCATTGTTTACTGACCAAGCATCTTTTGGTGGGGCAGAAATTGAAAGTGTAGAGTCAATCAAGAAGTTTGCTCCACAAATTTATGCTTCACAAAATCGTGCTGTTACTGCTGTTGATTATGAAGCATTGATTCCAAAGATTTACCCAGAGGCAGAATCTGTATCTGCTTTTGGTGGTGAAGAATTGTCACCTCCAAAGTTTGGAAAAGTATTAGTTGCTGTCAAACCTATTAATGGTGTATTTCTCTCTACAACAATTAAGGATGATATAACAAGGCAACTGAAGAAGTTTTCTGTTGCTGGTATCATACCAGAGATTGTTGATTTAAAATATCTCTATGTTGAAACTAATTCATTTGTTTATTACAATGAAAATAAAGCACCTAGTGCAACAACAATAACTGGTCTCTGCAGAAACAATATTAATTCATATGCAAATTCATCAGAACTTAATAAGTTTGGTGCAAGATTCAAGTATAGCAAATATCAGAATGTAATAGATAATAGTCATTCATCTATTACATCAAACATCACAACAGTGAACATGCGTAGAGATATGCAGGTTTTATTAAATTCATTTGCAGAGTATGAAATTTGTTTTGGAAACAGATTCCATATCAAGAATCATGGTCATGGAACACATGGTGGTGAGATAGGTTTTAATATTAAATCATCTGGTTTTAAAGTTGCAGGTATTTCTGATACAGTTTATCTGGGTGATTCACCAGATCAAACATTAAAGAAGGGCACAGTATTCTTGTTTAAATTAAATTCTGAAACTGAATTTGTAATTGTTAAGCAAGATGTTGGATCAATTGATTATGTAAAAGGTGAAATCATGTTAGCACCAATTAATATCATTTCTACCGTAGTAAATAGAGGTGAGTCATTGATTGAAATATCTGCTACCCCTTACTCCAATGATGTAATTGGTAAGCAAGATTTATATCTGCAACTTGATACATCAAATGTTACTATTAATGCAGTAGCAGATGAAATTGCATCAGGTGATGATATCTCAGGTAGTAACTACATTGTTACTTCCTCTTACTCAAATGGAAAACTTGTTAGAGGTAAAGAGATCTTAGCATCTTCATCTACTGTAAGCACTCCAGTTGAATCTACCTCATCTCAACTCCCAGTTCAAAATACTGTCACAGTGATTTCTGGAATGGATGGTACAACCACCACAACAACATATTCAGGTGACACATTTGGACAATCAACAACAGTCCCTAGTTCAGGAACTAGTTCATCAGGATCTAGTTCTGGTTCATCATCAAGTTCATCATCTTCATCTTCAGGTTATTAATAAGAAATGGCGGTAGATAGAGTACAAATTAAGGATGTATTATCATCCCAGATTCCTTCTTATGTAAAGGATGATTTTCCTTTACTTGTAGAGTTTTTAGAAGAATATTATGTTTCACAAGAAACACAAGGTGGAACTCTTGACCTGATTGAAAATCTTGATCAATATGTGAAAGTTGAAGAACTTGCAAATCTGAAGACAGAGGCACTATTGGGTGCTGATATTACAGCGACATCAACTACCATTCAACTATCTGCTGAAACTAATTTTACAGAGGGATTCCCTGATAAAAATGGTCTGATACAAATTGGTGATGAAATCATAAAGTATAGCACTAAAACTGATATCACCTTAGAGGGGTGTGTAAGGGGTTTCAGTGGGGTTACACAGTATGTTAATACACTTGTGCCTGATAAGCAAGTATTTACATCCTCAACCCCTGCTGCTCATAAAACAGATGACACTGTAAAAAATCTCAGTGTTCTCTTTTTACAAGAATTTTTTACAAAGTTAAAAACACAAGTTGCTCCTGGTTTTGAAAACAGATCCCTTGCAACTAATTTAAATCAAAGAAATTTCATTACAAATTCAGATAGTTTCTACAAATCAAAAGGAACAGATGAATCATTTAAGTTGTTATTCAAATCAATTTATGGTGTTGATGTAGATATTATTAGACCCAATGAATCTTTAATTAGACCATCAGATGCAAACTATGTGGTCAGTCAAGATTTTGTAGTAGAAAAATATGTTGGAGATCCACTAGATCTAAAAAATAGAACAATTTTTCAAAATTCTACAAATGCAAGAGGCACAGTAACAAAAGTAGAAAAATTAAATGTAGATGGTGATTTCTATCAAATTTCTATTGATACTGGATATCAAAGAGATATTGATGTTGATGGCACAATATATGGTAAGTTTGAACCTAATCCCAAAACAAAACTTATTAATTCTGTAGGGGTTGGTGTAACAATTATTGATGTTGATTCAACTGTTGATTTTGAATCTTCAGGCACTTTGTCGCTTGTTGATAATATTGGAAATGAATTTATTGCAAGTTACACTGATAAAAATTTAACACAATTTATTGGACTTACAACAACCACCAGCAGTTTCAATAAAGGTATTGATGTAAGAAAAAATGATTTTTCATTTGTTAATATTGGTATAGGAACAGGAACACAAGTAAAGGTTAGAATTCTTTCTACTTTGCAAGATATAGAATATACTGATGAAAATTTTGGATTGAGTGTAGGTGATAGAATTAGTTTAAAAACTATTGGTGTAGAAGATACAACATTTAAATCTGATTATTTTTATAATGTAAAGTCCAAACTTAATGTAAAGTCAATAACACTCTCTAATCCTGGTAGTAATATCTACACATTAGAATTTTTTGAGAATCATAATTTAGTAGTTGGTTATAATATTGAAATCACTGATATTGTTTTAAGTTCCACAAAATCTGGTGAGATTACATCAGTAGATTCAAGTAAAATCTTAAATGTAAAGTTTGATTCATCAATTCCATCAACCACATTAAGTAATACTTTTGTAATTGAAAATCAACTCCTAAAAGGAAATTCTAATAATCTTACCATTGATAATATCAATGCTAATGTTCTTAATGCGTATAAAAATAATGGAAAATATTTAATTGCATCTAATAGTGTTCCAAACTATGAGGATGAAATAAGATGTGATGATAAGACATTCTTGTTTAGTGGAACAGCAAATGGTAGTTTGTTAACTATATCAACAAGTTCAGATCATGGTTTATATACTGGTGAATCAATTCAATATAACTACAGCAGAGTAAGCACAGCATCTACAACTGGTGGACAGACTTTTATTGATACAACCACTGATGGTTTCAGTAATGTAGATGAAGGTATATATTTTGTAAAAAGAGAAGATGCTTTTAGTATCAGATTAGCAAAGAGTAAGGCAGATTTACAAGATAACATATTTGTAATTCCTGAAGGCACAGTCAAAGATAACAAATTTACATACTATCCTTTCTTTGAAAAACCAATTAGCGGTCAGAAGATTTATAGGGAAATTGATGAACCAAATCAAGAAGCAGGTGTTTTCGTAACAAAACCTGGAAAAATTGGTGTATTGATCAATGGTGTTGAAATTGATAACTACAAGTCATCTGACGTTGTTTTTTATGGAGGAATAAAATCATTTGAGGTCACAAGTCCTGGTAAGAACTATGATGTTGTAAACCCTCCTATCATCAGTATGTCTGATTCCACTGGAACTGGTGCTACAGGCACAGTTGCAGTTTCTGGTTCTGTATCTGAACTTAGAGTAATCAATAAAGGATTTGATTATCTGGAAACTCCTGTTGTAACAATAGATGGAGGTAGTCCTACAACTCCTGCAAAAGCAGAGGTCAATTTAATTGATGTTGACCATGTTATTCCTTTCCAAGCAGGCATTTTATTCAATAGTATTGATGGTGGTGTTGATATTAGTAATGATATTATTGGATTCTCAACATTTCACAATTTAAGAGATATTGAACAGGTAACATATAATGTGACAGATAATCCTGTAGTTGGTCTTGCTACAAATCAAGTTTATTTTGCAAAAGTTATTGATGGCACAAGGATAAAACTTTTCTCATCATTTGATGATGCAGATGTTGGTATTAATACTGTTAGTTTGACTGGTGTTGGTAATGGACAACAAACATTTTCAACTGTTGAGAAAAAGAGAGTTGTAAGTAGTGTTATTATCTCTGATAATGGTTCTGGTTATAAAAATCAAGAAAAAACAATTGCAGTAAGTGGTATCAGCACATCTCTTAATAAATTTGAAATCTTAAATCATGGTTATGATACAGGTGAGATAGTTAGATATTTCCCTAAAGTTACAGCAATAACTGGTATATCATCAGAGACTGATTACTTTGTTGGAAAAATTGATAATGATAATTTTACTTTATATGAGTTAGGAACTGGATCATTAGATAGAAGACATTATATTGATAATAATATCAGAGTCAATATTACAAAAATAGGAGATGGATGTTTTAATTACAAACCCATTACTGTAACAGTCTCTGGGAGAGTTGGTGTTAATACATCTTTTGGTCAAAATATTGACTGTACATTACAACCAGTTGTAAGAGGTAGTATTATAAGTGCAGATGTTTCAACTGAAGGTGTTGGTTATGGGTCATCTGAGATTCTTAATTTTGATAGAAAACCAACTGTCTTTTTAAAAAGTGGTGAACTTGCACAACTTACACCAATTGTGGTAGATGGTTCAATTGTAGAAGTTGTTGTTAATAATGGTGGAAGTGGATATAATTCACCACCAGAGTTAATTATCTCTGATGGATTATATTGTAAACTGACACCTATTATTTCAAATGGTGTCATTACTTCAGTTGTTGTAGTGTCTGGTGGAATTCAATATAAAAATGATTCACAAATAACTGTGCTACCAGCAGGAAGTGATGGTTCTATTGAAGTAAATATTAATCAATGGGTAGTAAATAAATTTGAGCAAAAGTTTAATAATTTAACTGATGATGATTGTATTATAACTGAAGGATCAATTGATGGCACAACTCAACTTGCACATCTTTATGCTCCTAGAAATATTAGATCAGTAGTATATGGTAAAAAATCAAATGCAGAGGTTCAATATCAACACCCTGATTTAAACATTGAAGCAGGTTTAGAATCTGATTCTAAATATCACTCACCTATCATTGGTTGGGCATATGATGGTAGTCCAATCTATGGCCCATATGGATATGACAAACCAGATGGTGGCACTGTAAGAAGAATGCTCAGTGGTTATGAACCTGTTATTGGTCCTAATAGACCACCTCTTAATTTGTATCCTCTTGGATTCTTTGTTAATGATTTTGTATACAATGCCACAGGTGATCTAAATGAATCTAATGGTAGATTCTGTGTAACTCCTGAATTTCCAAATGGAAAATTTGTTTACTTCTCAACAATAGGACAAACACCTGAAAGTTCTGGTCCATTTAAAAATCTTAAGAAACCACAATTCCCATATTTTATTGGAAATGTTTTCCAGCATAAGCAAAATGAATTTAATTTTTTAAAAACTTCAAATCATGTTGA